CGGCGTTGGCGCCGATCGGCTCCAGCCGGCCGCCGCGGTCGATGACGGCCGGTTCGTGCCGTCGGCGGAACGACTCCAGCAGCGCCATCTTCGTCTCGCGGCGCTGCGTCGACGACAGGGCCTGTTCGATCACCAGGGCCAGCGACGGGAACCCGGCCTCCCAGAACGACCCGGCCATCTCCCACAGCGCGGCGAGGTACTCGACGGCACGCAGACAGCCGCCGAGCGGCCCGGTGCCGAGCGACCCGGCACGCTCGACACGCCACGGCACCCAGATCGCCTCGTCGTAGGGGGCGAGGCGGCGGCCCTGCCAGAACACGTCGACGAGGCGGGCGCCGGTCGGGTCGAACACACCGGCCGCGTTGGCGGCGTCGACGACCTGCACCGCCATCGGCCAATCCGACGCATCCCACGCCGTCGGGATCAGCCAGCAGTAGCCGGGCCCGGTCAGGTTCATCACCAGGCGGTGCAACGTCAACCATCGCGGCTCGAACGGGTCGGGACGGATCACCACCGGCGGCTGCTGCGGCGTCGGCAGGTTGCCGCGGTAGTTGACCAACGGCAGCTGCGCCACGGTGTTGGCGATCAGGTCCCGCGAGGCGACGACGATCGGCAGCTCGGCCGGGGTGAGGTCACCGACGCGTTCCCGCCGGGCGATCGCCTCGCCGATCAGCACCTCGATCGGGTCGGGTGGCTCGGCGGCGGCGGCCCGGGCGGCGGCACGACGCAAACGCATTGCGCGCCACAGTGATGTGACGCGCGCGGCGGCGTCTATAACGCGTCACGCTGTAACGGCCGCACCCTTGGTACCACCCGGGCCCGTTTCGCGCCGCACACGGCCACACAGCGGGCAGCCGCAGCGCCCCGAAGGCGCATCCCGGGTCGAAAACCGGAACTATGCGATGCCGGGGGCCCGGTAGGCGCCGTCACGGTGCACCCACGCCGCGAGGGTGGCGGCGATCAGGGGGCCGGCGCCGGGTTGGCGACGGTCGAACAGCCAGGCGCCGCCGGCACGGCGGCGTCGGCCGGCGGCGACGGCGGCGTCGAGGTCCTCGTCGGCGCGGTGGCGCACGATGCCGGCCTTGGTGACGGCGTCGTAGAACCATCCGGCCGCCGCGGTGCACTCGGGGGTGTTGAGCGACACGATGCGGGCCGGGACGTCGACGAGGTCGGGGCCGAGCGCGGCGGCCGGGCCGGCCCGGTCGTAGGCGACGGCGAGCGGCGACCAGCGCTCGGCCAGCTCGGCGAGGCGGGGCCCGACCCACGGGCCGTGGGCGCGGTGCTCGATCAGCTCGACGACGACGTCGCCGGCGCCGCCGTCGCCGACGGCGACGATGTCGCACGTGTCGCGGTCCTCGTCGACCTCGACGGCGAACACGACCGGGTCGGCGAGGTCGACCGCCGCGGTGCCGGCCGCCCAGGCGTCGACGAGCGCGGTGTCGATCAGCGACTCGGGCCAGCGCCCGAGGTACTCGGCGGCGAACGCGTCCGGCGCCATGTCCTCGGCGTCTTGGCGTAGCGCCTCGATGTTGACGTGATGGCCGAGCCCGGGATGGGCCAGCCACCACGTCGCCTCGTCGTAGGGGTCGGCGTCGAGCGGGGCGGCGTACTCGATGAAGGCGAGCCCGTCGGTGCGGCCGTCGAGCGCGGCGGCGCGGCCACGGTCGACCCAGCGGCGCAGCCACGCCGACTTGGCGGTGCCGGCCGAGCTGACGATGAGGGTCTGTCCGCCGACGCCGGTGGCCTGGGTCGGGAACACGCCGGCCTCGGCGGCGTCGCCTTGGTCGATCGACCACTCGCGGGCCTCGTCGAGCATCGCCAGGTTCGAGGAGAACGTGCGCATGGCGTCGCCGTCGGGGGGCAGCAGACGCAGCGTGGAGCGGGTGCGGCGCCAGATCAACGCCTCCGAGCCCTTGCCGCGGACCACCTTGACGTGACGGTTCAGCGGGCCGTCCTCGATCCACGGGAACCAATCGTCCTGCCACATCGCCGCCGCGGTCTCGCGGCGGTGCGACGCGTAGAAGGCGCGGCGGTAGCGGGCGCCGGCGCCGGTGGCCAGGCCCTTGCCGAGCAGCAGGCGGGTCTTGCCGGCGCGGCGGGGCAGGATCAGCACGCCGCGGGGGAAGGCGGGCAGCCCGTTGGGCAGGCGCTCGCCGAGCAGGTGGGCGGCGTGACGCTGCCAGGGGATCGGATGGGCGCCGGTCAGCGCCATGAGGCGGGCGACGAGCGCGCCGTCAGACGGCCTGGCCGGGCTCCGCGGCGTCGAATACGCCGGCGAGCAGCTCGTCGAGGTCGCCGTCATCGTCATGTGGGGCAGCAGCTTGCAGCAGCGACATCAGCGCCTGGTGGTAGGCGGCGGCGACCCGGGCCCGCACGAACCGGGACTCTTCGAGGTCGGACGCCGCGGCGTCGACCTCGTCGGCCATCACCCGACACAGCGCGGTGAGGGCCTCGTCTGTCTCTGTCCAGCGCTTCGTGAGGCGAAGCGCGGCGATCGTGGCGTCCAGCCCGCGTCTGGTGCGGCCTCGCCGCGATCGGGGCGGATCGACCGGGAAGAGGCGCCGCCCGGGCGGCTTGCGGCCGCTCATGTAACGACATATGCGGGGTCGACCCCCCAGCCCGGGGGGAGAGACAGGACGGAGTGGCAGTCCCCAATCCGCGCCGCAAAAGTCGCAGCCGCGCGCGACGACGCGTGCGCGCGATCGCGCGCACTCACCATCGTCGCGACGCGCCGGGCCGCGGCCGGGTCCGGCGGGTGCGGCGGGCCGCGGCGATGCGGGCGCCGGCGCCGAGGTTGCAGCGCACGCACTTGCCGACCAGCACGCAGCAGCCCGAGCCGCGCACGTGGTGGTGCAGCCCGAGCGGCGGCACGTGGTCGAGGGTCGAGGCGACAGCATGGCAGCGGGGTGTCGCACACAGACGGGGGTGCGCCTTGAGGTCGTCGGACGCGGCCCGGTACTCGGGATCGCGGTACGGCGCACGCGCCATGCGCTCAGCGTCCGACGCTGATACGCAGCTGATCGTGCGTCGGCAGCGTGAGCTGCTCGCCGCGCCCATCAGCCGGCGCCGGTGAGGTCTCACGCACCGGTGCCGACCGATAGGCAGCCTGGTACCCGGCGTTGGCGCGGCGGCAGGCCACGCACCGGCAGGGATCAGTACGCGACTGGTAGCGGGCCCGCGTCCCGTGCGGCGGTATCGAGAGGCGAGGTCGGCCAGCCACGCCCCGAGCGTATCGAACACCCGCGCGCCCGCCCGGGAATCGAACGGCGGTTCGATGCTCACCACGGCCTCGACGTGTGGCGTTGGTTGCGGACTGCGGCGACGGCGTCGAGGGCGGTGCGCACGTCGGGGTTGGCCTCGGCCTGGCGGCGCTCGGCGAGCGTCGGGAAGCGGCGGCCGCCCGGTACCGATGAGTCGAACAGCGACAGCCGGCCGCACTCGACGCAGATGCTCACGTCGCCATCGCTCGGCGGCGGCTCGCCGTCGTGCTCCACGTGGCACCACGGGCACAGAGTCACGTCTCACCGACAGCGTGGTTGCCCATGAGATAGCCCCAGCGGGCGGCGACCCAGTCGGGGATCTCGTCGCCGTCGTGAGCCGTGCCCGCTTCTATGGATTCTTCTATGGATCTTTCTCCCGCGGTCTGACCGCGGGTGTCAACGCGATCTGACCGCGGGTGTCGCGAGTCCTGACCGCGGGTGTCAGGGGCATCACACCCGCGCTCAGACCGCGGGTCTGTGGACAGCGCGAGTGGCATGCCGACGGGGAACCGGTAGCGGTTGCGGGACTCCGGATCGCGGGGGTCACCGCGGCGTTCCTCGAACGCGATGACGCCGGCGTTGACCAGCTCGCGCCGCGCCTTGCGGATCGTCGACGGGTGATACCCGGTCCGTCGGCACAGACCGGCGATCGACGGCCAGGCGGTCGCCGTCGTGTCGGCGTAGTGGCCCAGGACCTCAGCCAGGTGGCGCGCGACGGGCGACAGCTCGACGTCGTGCTCGACCAGCACGACGCGCAGGAACGCCGACACCCGTGCCGTCATCAGCGGGCACCGCGAGGGTTGACCCGCCCGACGTAGTACGCCTCACGGGCCTCGTCGACGGCGGCGCCGGCGAGGTCGGTGGCGCGTCGGGCGGCGAGCCACGCGTCGTACAGCTCGCGGTCGCGTTCACGGGCCTGGCGGTAGGTGCGCTCGGCCTGGTCGAGGGCCTCGACGAGGTCGGCCAGCGTCGCATCTTGGACGGTCATCGGTCACGCCACCTGACCAGGTGCGCACGTAGTACAAGCACACGTCGATCCCGCGTTGATCCACTCCATCGGGACCTCGGTGAGCCACGCCCACTGACGCATCGTGCGGTGGGTAATCCCTGCTCCCCGCTCGGCTCGACTGATCGTCGCCACGGTGACCCCCATCTGCTCGGCGAGGTCGGCCTGCGTGAACCCGGCGTGCTCGCGGGCCTTGCGCAGACGGTCGCTCAGCGTCCACTCAGGGTGTGCAGGATATTCACTTTCCGACATGGTGCGTAACGTACGGCGCCATGTCGTCCGAGTGGTGGATGCTCCGCGACCGGTTCGCTACGCAGCAGCGGCGCGACGGCCTGGCGGCCCGGACGATCGACAAGCGTGACGCGGAGCTGCGGATGTGGCTCGACCACGTCGGTGCCGGATGGGGCGAGGCGACACGCGGCGACGTCGACGTGTGGCTCGACAAGCGGGACCTGGCCAGCTCGACGCGCTACGTGGCGATCAGCAACCTGCACGC